GCCTGCTTGGCCATGCTGCCGCAGGAGAGATGGCGGTAGCAGATGTAGTCCGCCAGCGCAGGATGCACGCGGCTGGGCAGCATCGGTTCATCCGTGCCCAGCACCATGTCCTGCGCGCTCATCTCGCACAGCATTTCAATCCGTGCATTCTTCTGCTCAAGCGCAATAGCCGTTCCGTCCTCAAGCAGGCGGAAGGCGGCATCGCGACCGCTTTCCGCCTCTCTGACGCGAAGCACGCGCAGGATTCTGCCGTCGTCAAGCGGCGCTTCCCCGCGCTCATCCGTGCGGGCTGTCAGCCACATTTTCGGCTTTACATACTCCCTGACCGCGATATCATGGCCGATGTTGGCGTATACCCTGAACACATCCTCGTATTCGCTCAGATCCTGAATGTCTTCATCCAGCTGGCGCAGCGCCAGCGTCATAATCTGTGCCAGCGTCATGCGTCCTCCTTACTCGATCACGCCGCTGTTCTTGAGGATCTCTTTCACCGGGGCGGGCATCAGCACGCTCCTTCCGCGCAGGAAATAGAACCCCGCGCCGTTGAGTCCCGCAAACACCACGTCATCCCGCATACCCGGGATGCTGGGAATCGTCACTTTTTCCAGCTTCGCGCCGGCGCAGCCTGCCTCGCGCATCAGCTTTTCCATGTTCTTCTGGGTCATATCGCAGCGGGTCGAAAGCACCGTGCTCGTCTTTTCCAGCGTCTTGGTCGTATTGATCGCCATTGTGTTTTTCCTCCTTTTGCTGGCGGCATTGCCGCTTTTTCATGTGAATGATGCAATAAATCGAAGTCTGCCCGTGGGTGGAGACCTCATCCGTCCCTTCGGGACGCCTTCCCAAAAAGAGATGGTTTTACGCGCCGCAGCGTGCCTCCCCGGGGAAGCATGAAGGGGCCGCGCCCCTTCATCCCCAATCGTCCCCGGCGGCGCGTACGCCGGAGGCGGGGCAATTTTTCGTGAGGGAAATCCCATTTCCCGGAAGAAAAATCGTTGCCTTTCATTTTTTAACTGTGCCCGCTGGGCGCGGCTAAAAAAACCTCAGGGAAGGTCTGCGGAGGGGAAAGCCGTTTCCCTCCGCAAAGCGCTTACGCGCTGAAGCCGCATTCGATACGCACCGCGTATTCCGGCTGCAGGAGCTTGACGCCGAAGCCGTCCATTTTCCAGCCGACGGTGGACACCTGATCAAGCGGATCCGCCGTGCCCGCGCTGCCCGCCGGCTTGACGATCACGCGCGGCTGCGCGCCCTTGAGGCTGGTCACGCCGTAGGCATACTGGCCAAGGACGATGATGCTCGCCACGTCCGCGCCTTCCGCGCCGGCGCCCTCAAAGACCTTCGCCTCGGTCGTCTCCACGATGCGGCAGCCGAACAGGCGGCCAATTTCGCCGCTGAAGATCGCTTCCTTGTTCTGGTACTGGGAAACCTTGATGAACGCATCATCGTCCTGCAGGTCAAACAGCGCGTCCGGGCCGACGATGGCAATGTAATAGCCGCCGAAGGTCTGGGCGTGCGCCTTCTTGAGCATGCGCACCGCCTTGCGCAGCTCCTTGCTGGTGAGCTTATCCTGCGGCGTGAGGGCACTGCGGCTAGTCTTGCCGCCGGCGTAAATGACGTTGGTGCACGTCGCCAACTCCTCGCGCACGACCGCGTCGATCGAGCGCGCGCCCGCATCGCCGAAGAGCTTCGTCTTGCGCATGATGTTCATATCCAGGTGAGACAGGTCGAGCTTGTCCGTGCACTTGGCGTATTCGCCGTACTGCTTGAGTTCCACCGTCACCTCAGTCTCCGCCAGCAGCACGCCTTCGCCCGGTTCGCCCTCGGCAAGGGCAGCCGTCTTCGTTTCAAGCGGCACGAGCTTGCGCATGTTCATCACCATGCCGCTGTTTTCAGGCATGCGATGCTCGTCGGCAAACTGCAGATGCACCAGCTCCGGTTCAAACGTACGCAGCAGTTCGCGGTTGTAAAAGGTCTGCATGCCGGGCGTCAGGCCCGTGCTCACCGTGGTATTGAGATTCGCCATCGATCAATTCCTCCTTGTCTGTCTTTCGTCTGGTTCATTTTCGTTTCCGTCGTCAGATCCGCACCTTCCGGCCTTCCAGCATCGCCGCCTGCGCGCGTTTGGAAAACGCGTCAAACTGCTCGTCGGTCATGCTTTCAATCGGATTGTCCTGCCTGAGCGAAGAGGCGGCAATCGTACGCGCCGTTGGCACGCCGTGACGGCGGATGTGCGCCTGCTTCGCCCGCAGATATGCACAGGCCGCTCTCGCCACGCTGTGTCCGCCGGCGATGGCCTCCTGCGCCGCAGGATCCTGCGAAAACGCTGCCAGCTCCTCCGCCGTCCAGCCGTCCGCAAACAGCTCGCTGATGCCTTCGCGCACCTGCGCAAGCATTTCCTCCTGCTGCTGCGCCTGCGCGTCCGCCGCCGCGTCGTCCTCCTCAACGGCGGTCTGCGCCATCTGTGCGCCCAGTTCCTGTGCGGAGATCTCCGCCGCGCTCACGCGCTGCGCCTCCTCCTGAACGTTCATGTCCTCGCGTGTGTTCATGTGTTTTCTCCTTTCTCTTCATGCGGCGAATTCTCTGCCGCCTGATAGCGCTGTGCATTTTCCAGAACGGCGCGCAGCACGCTGCTCTTCGTTCTGAATCCCTCCATCAGACCGATCACGCTCTGAGGAGGCAGAGGCTGCCCGTACTGGGCGCAGATTTCCGCCGCCTTGAGCAGGAAACTGTTCGCCTCCTGAATCTGACCCGGGGTGTTTCGCTGCGTCTGTACGCGCACCGTGTAGGCGGGCCTTGGCAGGCTGTCGCCGCGAAGACCCGGTGCGATCAGCTGCACGATCTTCTCCTGCATGCTGCCCGCCTGATCCCATCCGCCGACGATGCGCAGCGTTCTGCCCGGCTCCATGTATTCGCTGAGCACCCATAGGATCTGCTCCACCATCTCGCGGAAGGCATCCTTAAACTGCTCCGTGTGCCACCGGGCGAGCTTGCCGCCCGCGCTCTGCAGCGCTTCAATCGCGCTGGCTGCCGTCACGCCAAGCCCGCCCTCGCCGCGGTTAAACTGGTTCTGGCCGCAGTCCTGCTTCATCGTGTCCGCCAGATACGTCATCATCTGGTATACCTGCCCGTTGATCGGGCTGGCCTGCACCGGCTGCATCACCTCGCGGATGTCGTTTCCTTCCCACTCGACGATTACGCGGCTCATGTCCGCAATTTCGTCGGGGTTAATGCCGCTGCCCTTGCGGATAAAGAGCCGCTGCACGCTTGACTGGCGCGCATTGTCGTCGATGTACTTGATGTAGCGGTCGATCGCATGCTGCATCTGCCGGTAATCATGCATCAGGCCCGTGCCAAACGCTCTGCGCCATACAGGCCGGTACTTAAAAAGCGTAAAGGGATACAGCCCATGGGCGAACACGCCCTGCTCAAACTCGCCCGCCTCCCGCGTGCCCATGTCATATTCCGTGCTGTAAAGCAGCGCGCCGCCCGCCAGCAGCGCCATGTGCACGCGGTTTCTTCGGGCAGGCGCGTCGTACGTCTTGTACCAGTATTCAATCAGCGTCACGCGCGCATCGGGATCGGCGGCGCCGTCCATTTCGCTTTCCGCCTCTCTCGCGTAGCGGTCCACGGCGATATACCCCTTTGCATGGGGATAATGCGTTTCCACCCAGTCAACCGTCGTGTTTGTGGTCTTAAAGCACGCTCTGCCCTCCTGCAGATCCTCCACCATGGGATCCGGATAAAAGTCCTCCGGATGCCACGCCAGCACATTGACCATGCCCTCTGCGCCCATCGCGTCGTCGTCCCAGAAGACCTGACACACGCCCGTTCCCGCGATGACGGCGTCCTCCATCAGCCGCTGGTACTTGCCCGGCCAGCCCGCCTGATAGAGCACAAAGGACACCACGTCGGTCATCTCCTCTGCGCTTTTCGCCGTCTCCTCGCGCTCGGGCACCATTCTCGCCTCGGGCATGTTGTCGATCTGGTCGGCGATCACGTTGTCCGCGCAGGAATTGAGCGTATTGGAAAGGGGCGCCGTCTCGCTGCGCTCCCCCTGCTCAAGCCTGCGCATCATCCGCGCCTGCCGCATCTCCTCGTGCGCGGGTCTGAGCTGGTCGTAAAACCGGTCGAACAGCGCATACGCCCGGCTGACCAGCAGGCTCTGCTCCGCTGTAAGCGGCTGCATGCCGGCGCTTTTATCGCCGGCAAGGCTGTTTACCCTCCTTCTTCTCATGTCCTTCTCCTTTCGTTTTTACCACGGCCTGCCGCTTTCCACCCTGGGAACCGGACGCGGCGCGATCGGCCTTGACATCAGGAAATACCGCGTCTCGTCGTAGATGTGATCCTCGCCCGCCGTGTTGATGTCCTCCGGGCGCTTCGCGTCGTATACCAGTGATGGAATTGTGCGGATAAACTCCCGGCAGTTTTCAAACACGTAGAGCATGGGCCTGCCCTCCGCGTCAAACTTGAGCCGTTCATGCAGCTGCATCTTGCCCGGAAGGCGCGTGTTGTCCCCCTTTCGGAAGGTAACGCCGGAAAAGACGCTGCGGATCTGCTCCTCCACGCTCATGCCCCGGCTTCTGTCCCAGATCGCCGGATCCGCTACGCCCATCACGTGAACGCCCTCTTTAAACTCCGGCTCCATCAGCCTTGACAGTTCCACAGCGATCTCCCCGGGCGTGAGCATCACGCCTGTATTCGCCTCGCCCGGCACGCAGCCGTAAAGCTCCTTATACCGGTAGACCCGTCCCTCTTCATCGATGGCCC